CCCGCATTTCACCGCGGCGGAGGCCATGGTCGGCGCCCCGCGCCCGGAACTGGGACAATACGGGGATGAGCGACGTTCTCTCCCCCACGAAAACACCCAAAGTCGGGTTCGTGAGCCTCGGCTGCCCCAGAAGCACCTGATCTATACCCGATTGATGGGTCTTTGTGTGCTGCTTGACAGGGCGAAAAGCCTTACTGGCTGCGGCTTAGCGGCGATCTGGTGAGGAGGACATGCGAGGTAGGACAGTCTGGCTTGCGTTGGCGCCGAGACGATCTCTGAAGCACGCTACCATTTGAGGCGGCTGCTAGTTCACGTCGTGATGTGCGGCTCAAAAAAGAAAAAATTCTATGAAGATCATCAGTAAAGCCGCCATCGCTCGCCGGGCCTTTTGGGTCGAAGAAATTCGGAAACTGAGTGGAAGTTTTGTCGACGACTCAGCTCGCCTCGAGGCTGAGCTGACCGCGGAGATCAAGGCCGGTGGGCCAGAGGTTCTGATCGACCACCTGCGCCTGTGCGGTGACATCCCGGAGTCGTATCACCACGACTCCAGCGAAGAAAAGCTGTACTCGAAGTACACCGACTCGTTGCTGTGTGAGGCGTACAAGGCCGTCGGCTTCCGCAGCCTTGTGCTCAAAGAGCGTGGCGACGCTGCCGACGTCGAGGCCTTTGCCAAGGGCTTCAGCTTCGTGGCCGATGCCAAGGCCTTTCGCCTTAGTCGCACCGCGAAGAACCAGAAGGACTTCAAGGTCCAGGCCATGGACGGGTGGAAGCGTGGCAAGCCTTACGCAATGGTCGTTTGCCCGATCTACCAGCTGCCGACGAAGTCTAGCCAGATTTATGAACAGGCGAGCGTGCGGAACGTCTGCATCTTCACCTTCTCGCATCTGGCCATGTTGGTCCGATATGCGGTGATGGAGGGGCCCGAAAAGTCTGAGGAAATCGTCGAGCGAGTGCTCAAGGTAACCGCAGCTTTGAACGCGGGGAAGGACGCCAGCGCCTACTGGTACGCCATCAATCGCACGATGCTGGACCATTCACCGCATTTGACACAGCTGTGGCTGGACGAAAAAGTTGCCGCGCAAGAATCTATCGTGGCTGCCAAGGAAGAGTCTCTGGCATATCTCGCCGGTGAGCGCGAGAAAATCATGCGTATGACTCACGAGGAAGCTCTGACTGAGCTGGTGCGCGTCCACAAGATCGAATCTCGAATCAGCGTTATCCGCTCCATGTCGGACAACAACATCCTGGGTATCAAGTAAATGACGACTGAGAAATTTGTTAATCAAATTCATCACGGGGATTGCGCCTCGATTATGGAGGGGTTACCGAAGGATAGCGTTGCACTGACTGTGACGTCGCCGCCGTACGATGACTTAAGAAATTACTCAGGTTACACATTCAACCTCGAGAAGATCATTTCTGAGCTTTATCGGGTTACCAAGCCGGGTGGCATCGTGGTCTGGGTGATCTCCGATGCGACGGTCAAAGGAAGTGAAACTGGAACTAGCTTCAGGCATGCGCTTGCGTTCATGGCAGCCGGATTCAATTTGCATGACACAATGATTTTCAGGAAAAAAAATCCGATTCCGCAGATCTATCGTAAGCGCTACAACAACGAATTCGAATACATGTTCGTTTTTAGCAAGGGCGCTGTGGAGACTCATAATGCGATCATGGTTGACTGTCTCCACGCCGGTCTTGAACTTGGGACAACGACCTATAAGAACTACTCCAAGAACGAGCAAACTCGAAAGAAATTGGCAAACCCCGTGAAAGCCCAGAAGGTCAAGGGCAACATTTGGGAATATGTGGTGGGAAAGAACAAGGAAGACCAGGAGGCCAAGTTTCACCCGGCACCATTCCCCTGCAAACTCGTGGAGGATCACGTTCTTTCCTGGTCCAACGCTGATGACATCGTTCTGGATCCAATGTGCGGCAGTGGCACCACCTGTCGAGTGGCGAAGAGCCTGGGTCGTCGATACATTGGGATCGATGCAAGCGATGAGTACTGCGTTCGAGCGCGTGCAAGGTTGGAGAACGCAGCTGCGATTGTTAACCCAGACCGAAGCGAGTGTGTACCTCCGATCGACCACGAAAAAGGCCCCCAACTGCGGGCCTGTGGAGGCGGGGCGTCATGGTTGTAGAGAACCGCTGTAGGTGCGCAAGAAACCCTGCCCTTTGAGCGTGTTGCGGTAGTTGTTGAGGGCTACCGCTTCCGCCTCGCGAGCCACTTCCGGGCCCGCCGCAACAACGTTCCCCTCGTCGTCAACGATAGCCAGCCGTCCCCGCTTCCCGTCGACGTCGACGAGCAGACCCTCATGCGACGTCGCGTGAATCACGACCCTAGGTAAGTCACCGGTCCGTTGTGTGCCGATCATGACGAAGCGACTCCTTCTGGCGCCAGGCCGAGCGATTCAAGGGAGCGGGCCTCCATGGCGCCGCCGGCGGATTGGTGGCGCGTGAGCACCTTGGACGTGGCCGCGTGCAGCTCGCCGAAGCTCAGCTGCTCCAGCTGGTACTGGTGCAGCCGCAGGCCCTCGCGCACGGCATCCAGCTCGTGGAACCAAAGCGAGGTGGCCGTCCACGTCTCGCCAGGCATCGCGCGCGCCTCGATGCTGGCCAGGGCCTGCACCGCGGCTGCGAAGTGCTCGCGCAGTCCGCGCACGACGCCCTGCCGCTCGATCTCCTCGGCAATCAACATGGCGGTGTTGACGACGGCCCACTGGTCGGCCGTGGCTACGCCCTCGCGCAGCCAGCATTCGGCCGCGCGCAGCGGCGCCATGGCCTGGGCCACTTCGGTGTGCGTGAGGCGCGTGGCGCGGCGCATGGCGGCCACCAGGTTGTCCATGCGTGTGCGGCCTTGCCGCCGCGTGGTGCGGTGGGTGGTTGCCATCACGCCACCTCCAGCTCGGTGCGATGGAACGCCACGAACATCGGCACGCCGCGCTTTTCGCGGGGGATGGCGACGTCCCAGGCCTCGCTACCGACCTTCCGCAGGATGCGGCCAACCTTGCCGACGTGCGGCGCCTGCTTCTTCCCGGTGGCCGTCGGCAGCACCCGCACCAGCACGTCGATGCCCAGCTCGGTTGCCTTCTGGCGAGGCGCGCCGTCCGCCGGTGCGGGCGCCTGGCTGGCGGCCGTAGCATCGTCGGCCGAGCCCGCCTCGGGCAGTGCGCTCGCCGCCGGCTGCCCTTCCGGGGCAGGCGGCGCCTCGTCGCCTTGCGCCGTAGGCGCCACGTCCTGGGCCTCGGCCGCAGCGTCGTCGCCGGCACGAGGCGCAGCGTCCGCCGCTGGCTGCCCGTCAGGGACAGCCGGCGCTTCGTCGCCTTGCGCCGCAGGCGCCGATTCATCAGTCTCCTTCGCCGACGCGAAGCCTTCGGGCGGGTCGCTTGGGAACGGCCAGGCCTTGGCCGGGGTCACGGCGGGCTGTGCTTGTGTCTCCAGCTCCGCCAGGCCGGCCGCGATCGCCGCGCTCGCCTCGGCCGCCGTGGCCTTCGGCGCAGCGGCCGGGCCGCGCGCAGCCGGGGCCTTGGCGGGCTTGCCCTTCGCGCGCGTAGTGCTGGCTTGCGCAGCGGGCGATGGGGTAGAGGCGGGTTTCTGGGCTGCAGCCTTGGCGGCTTCGCGCTCCGCTTCTGCCTTGGCCTTCTGCTTCTGCGATTCCTTCGTCTCGCGCTGTACCCGATCGACGTCCACACCGGCGACCTCGGCGATCTGGCGCAGGGTCGCATTCTTGTTGAGGCCGCTTTCTTGGCGGTATCGGTCTGCCCAGGAGTGGTACGTTGAATCGCGGTAGGCCAGCAGCAGCATCAATGCCGCGCCTGGCTCTGCGGTTTCGGCCCACTGCGCCACGCCGTCCTTCGGGGCCACCTTGCCCAGCTCGAGCACCTTGCATAGCGCCTTGCACTGGTCCACGTTGAGCAGGCTCACATAGTGGTCGACCACCGCGCGCAGCACGTCGTCGGTTGGCTGCAGCGCCTTCTCCTGGATGCTCCGCCAGCTGGCGAGCATGACGTTCCAGCGCCATGCGGATTCGTAGGCGTCCTTCTTGGCGGCCGCGGCCTTCTCCTTCTCGGCACGTGCCTCGCTCTCGATCTTCTTCTGCTCGTTGTCCGCGAGCCCTTGAAACCCTGCCGCGGCCAGCAAGGGCGCCACCTGGTCGGGGGACAGCACCGCGACGAGCTCGCCGGCCTTGTGCGGGTTGGCGATCATCGTGGGCCGCACGCCTGCAGCCTCCATCGCCTTGCCGATCAGCTTGCGCAGCGGCTTGTCCGTCGGACTGTCCGCCTTGTCGTCCAGCCGCAGATAGCCTTCGACGCGGCTGGAATAGCTGTGCGGCATCAAGGCCTTGGCCTCGCGCCCTTCGATGATCGACAGGCCCTGCTCGAGCGCGTCCGCCTTTTGGCGCGCGGCGGAAGCCTCTTCTTTCTCGCGGAAGCAACTCGGGTCCGTGCACACGTCTGCACCGCTCACGTCAGCGAAAAGCTCCGGGTGGGCGCCGGTGCGCTTACTGCACTCGCGGCAACTGCCCGCGGCCGGCACGAGCGTGGCATCGGTGATCTTGAAGCGCGCGTCGCCCAGCTTGAGCATGTAGTTCTGCTGGACGTGCGCGGCACAGGTGCGGTAGCTGGGGGCCTCGCCCTGCCAGTTGGTCTCGGTGCAGAACTTCAGCGCCTCCAGCTGCAGATTCTCGTCCGGGATGCGCGCCAGCAGCAGGCCGCGGCTGAAATCGATCTTGCCCTCGCGCAGCGCCTCGCGCGCCTGGCTGCACAGGTCCAGCACCTTGAGGCGGGCGTACACGTAGCTGCGGCTCTTGCCGATCTTGGCGCCCACCTGGTCGGCGTTGAGGTCGCTGGTCCGCATCAGCACCTCGTAGCCCTCGGCCTCCTCCAGCGGCGTGACGTCCTCGCGCTGCAGGTTCTCGATCACCTGCACCTCGAGGGTCTGCGCGTCGGTCAGGTCGCGGATCATGGCCGGAATCTCGGCCACGCCGGCCAGCTGGCAGGCGCGCCACCGGCGCTCGCCGGCCACCAGCTCGTATTCGATCGGCTCGCCCTTGTTCGTCGTCGCGAACGGCCAGGCGGGCACGCTGGTGCGCGTGGCGCGGCTGGTGTCGGCCACGCGCGCCGCGGGCAGGGGCCGCAGCAGGATGGGCTGGTGCACGCCGCTGGCGCTGATGCTCTCGGCCAGTTCCGCGAGCGGACCTTCCTTGAATACCTTGCGCGGGTTCGTGGTGCTCGCGACGATGCTGGCGACCAGCACCATGCGCATCTGCGGGCCTGCACCAGGTGCCGGAAGGGCGAGCGTCACGCTGTCATGTTGATCCGTTGCCATGTCAGGCCTCCAGTGGGTTGCCCTGCAGGTCGGTGACGTGGCCGTCACGGTGGTGCAGGCGGTTGTTCATCCGGCTCGGCAGGGCGAAGGCCTGCATGGCGCCGGGGCGGCCGTCGAAGGGGCGCAGCTCGGGGCAGCGGTAGCCCTTCCAGTCGCCATCGGCCGCGGATGCGGTGGGTTGATAGGTGGACGGCTCGTGCACCAGTCGATTGCGACGCTGGGCTGCGAGGCTGCGAGCCCGCTCGCTGCGGCGGTGGGCTTCGAGCGCTTCGCGCGAGACGCGCTGCTCGAATGTCTCGATGCGGTGGCTCATGCGGCACCTGCCGTTTCTGCAGCGGCGAGGCGAGGGCGGGCGAGCACGTCACAGGCCCGCAGGCGCACTTCCAGCGTGACGGCGTGGCCGAAGGCTTCGGGGTCGACCAACTCCTGCACGAGCTGCAAGGCCGGGTCTTTGCCGTGCCAGTAGCGAACGTCGCTGGCACACTTCTCCAGGTCGTAGAGCGCCAAGTGCGCGAGAGTCTGCGCAGGGGTGTACTTGGCCCCTGGCACGTGCTGGCCGGCGGTGGTAAGCACGGTCACGCCGCCGCCGGGCGTGTCCATGATGTGGATGGTGGTGATGGACATGGTGATCGGGGAGGATGGTCAGAGCGGCGCCAGGCGGCCCGCGAGCAGGCCGGCGACGAACGCCGGCAGGGCGAACGCCAGCACCACCGCGACGAGGCATGCGAGCAGCGGCAGCGCGCGCGCTGCGGCCCGGCGTGCACGGCGGCCGTGGCTGGGGCGGTAGGGTCCGTAGACCTGGATGGGCGCGCTCATGGCAGGCGCCTCGCGCTGGCGCCGCGGGCGCCGAACATCTCGATGGCGTGGGCGATGGCGGCCGCGGCGCCGGCATAGAGGCCCGTGTAGGGCGCACGGCCGGGGATGGTGATCAGGTAGGAGTGCATGTCGGCTCCCTGGTCAGCCATACAGAACGACCATGCAACCCGATGGCGCCGCGATCTGGTCCGGTGCGGCATGCGTCAGGTGCAGCATTCCCAGGTAGATGGGGGCGCCGGGCTGCCAGTCGTCGATGACGGCCGAGCACCCGAATTTCTCCAGTAGCGCCTTGGCATCGGCAGACTTTCCCCAGCCTTGCGGTGCGGAGAAAATCACGGTTTGCTTTTCATCAACAGGGAGATTTGCGCGTGACCCAACACCATTTGATTGACGAGGCGCAGTTTGATCAGGCTGTTCGACTGGCTGCGGGCTACCTGGCGGCGGGTGGCCGACAGACAGTTCTTGGGGATGAGATTCGGGAGACTGTGAAAGTGGCCTATCAGGCGCTGGCGGAGGCGCGCAGTGACATTGCGGATGATCTGTCGCCGGACGATCTGGATTGAGACTCCAGACCCAACGGCGCACCCCAGCATGCTGGCGCTTGTGCCGCGTTGCTCCGGCTTCGCGCAAGGCTGCGGATAGCTCTGCTTCCATCGGCACGCCGAGCGGCAAACCGAGGTGCTCGACGATTTCCTCCGTGGTGAGATCCTGACCCAGGCGTAGGAGCGCCGTGACCCGTTCGACCAGCGTGGGCTGCATGCCCTGCTGATGCACCACCTTTACGTGGCGGCCCTGATGCGCCCACAGCTCGGGCGGCACGCTGCGAAGCCAGCGGCTGATGATCTCGCGCCCCACGTGCTCCGCAAATGCGCAGGCGGTGCGATCGCCGAACGGGGCGGGATTGGCCTGGGCGATGTGCCACAGCGCTGCTAAGTGCTGGTCCGTGTGGTTGGGCAGGTTGCCCTCAGCCACTGTGAAGGTGATGGTGGTTGCACACGGTGGTGCCACCGTTGCTGTGCACACGTGTGCACTGGACTCGATGGCGGCCGGCATCACGCCACCTCGCTGATGCGATCGGCCTTGAGCACGCGCAGCCCGGACTGCTGGGCGGCCATGCGCATGGCCTGCTCAGCGCTGGGCGCCTCGATCTGCTCGGTGGGGAGTTGGCCGGTGTCGGCCAGGGATTCGACGTCCTCGGCAGGGACGGTGTCGGGGATCAGGGTTGCGCGGTACTGGCGCTGGGTGAACGGCATGTTTGCTCCTGCACGCCGGGATGGCGCAGGGGCAGTATAGCGATGCTAAAACAAAACACAATAGCAATGCTAAAGTGATCGAGCGCTACGATGTGCCGAGAGAAGGTGTCGGGAGGATGGGATGGGTTTTAGATTTCAGAAGCGGATCAAGCTGCTGCCCGGTCTGCGCATCAACCTGAGCAAGTCAGGTGTCAGCACGTCTGTGGGTACGCCAGGCGCTACAGTCAATTTCCGCAAGGGAAAGAAAAAGCTGACTGTGGGCGTTCCAGGCAGCGGTCTTTCGTACTCAACAGAATCGAAACGCGTCCGGCCGCGGCCGCATCGTGTCGACGAGTCTTCGCAGCAAAACCGCGGGTCTATAGCGCGTTCTTTTTTCAGTGGCCTCGTGCGCGGACTAGGCCCGGTGGGCATGCTAATACTGGGATGCGTGGTTCTTTACCTGCTCGTGGTCAAAGTGCTATAGCGCACCTCTAACGCGCACTTTCTCTCCGTCGGAACGGGATGATTGTCGCGCTTGAGCTTAGGCGGCCGCCTGCTTCTTGCGCCGGCTCTCAATCACCATTCCCCTTGCGATACCTTCAAGTTCGGCACGGCCCATAGGGCTGATCTGCTGAAACTCGGCTGGTGTGATGCTGGAAAAAGGCCAGTCGCTCACGCGATAGGCTGGTTCGGGCTCTCTCACTATCGGCACCGAGGTGACCCCTTGTTCAAGCAGATAGCCTGCTTCCCGCACAGTCTGGGCGAGACGAGGCGATAGTTCGTCCAGCTTGACGCCCAAGGCGGCGGCGAGTTGGCACGCAGTGGTCAAGTTGAGCGGGCGATCGCCGTTCAGCAACTGGGTCAGATAGCTAGGATTACCAATCTTGGACTTTGCGATGACGTCCTTCTTGAGTAGGTTCGAAGCGTCAATGATGCGCTGCAGCGCAGCAGCCTCCGACTGACGTACACGGTCCGGCACAACCTCTTTCGTTCCACTCATGAAGCAATGCTAAAGATTGAGTGTTTCAGCATGGCTTTCTTTTTAATTAAGCATCGCTATAATGCGGCGCATGCTTACCTTGGCCACCTACCTGTCTCAGGAGCGCGGGCGTGCAGCTCGACTTGCCCGCGCGATTCCGATACAGCATTCCTTCTTGCTCCAGATCGCAAGGCTTGAGCGGCCGTGTCCTCCGAAAGTCGCGGTTCGGATCGAGACTGAAACGGTAGGCCAGGTTGGGCGGATAGCTCTCTGCCCTCAAGACTGGCGGGAAATCTGGCCCGAACTCGCGGCGGGGTCTGCCGTAGCGACGAACGAGCCGATAGCACCCCTGCCGGTACCGGGGGTGGCGCATGGCTGATCCCATCACCATGCGCATGTCAGTGGACGTTGACGCCCCCCTCGTGCTACTTGCCGAGCTTCTTGATTTGCCGGTTGAAGTTCGCCACCGCGTTGTCCAACTTCTTGAGGCCGGGGGCGAGTCCCTTTGGACCGCCCGCATCGATCTGGATCTCGGCGCCACAGCCGGGGCATTTGAGCAGCGGATTGTTCTTCAGCCGTCCAAGGCGCTCCTTGATTTTGTGGCTGCATTTCGGGCAGGTGATGTCCACCTGGGCGTTGTCCAGAAATCCGGTCATGGGTGTCCCTCTCGAAAGGTGATGTGACGTGGAAATCGCATTCTCTTTCTGGATGGGACACCCGCCCGACAGTAGTTTCCAGGGCGCGGTGGCGTCTTCCACCCCACACGCCCGCAGCCATGCTGCCGGGCTCCTCCTCCCAAAGGGTGTGCTGCGCGCGGGCAGGTGCGCAGTGCTTCGCATGGTGGCGTGTGGGGTGCTTTTTCTTCATCAGGGCCTCAGTCTCTCAGTGCCGCGGCCCACTGTCAGTAACAACCCGAGGGGTCGCCTGCTATGAACGTCATGGACGCTGCCTACAACCTGGTGGCCGCCTACCCGGGCGGCGCCGCATCGCTTGCCCCGCGCGTGGGCAAGGCCGCCACAACCCTCGCTCATGAAGTCAACCGGACAGGCACGGCCAAGCTGGGCCTGGAGACGGCCGTGGCCATGTCCGTCCTGTCGCAAGACATGCGCATTCTGGAGGCATTCGCGGGTCAGTGTGGCCGCATGACGCTGCCGCTGCCCGAGGTGCTGCAGGAGGGTGGCTTCACTGTGCTGGCGCGCCTGGGCGACATGCTGCGGGAGCAGAGCCACGTTGTGCGAGAGGTGACCGAAAGCCTGGCGGACAGTCATATTTCGGCTAACGAACATGCGCGCATCCGTCGAGAGGTTGGCGAGCTGATCTCGACCGCCACCCAGCTACTCAAGGCAGTCGACCAGACGCGCCGCAAAGACGCTGCGGGAGAAGCATTTCCGGAGGTGGCATCGTGAGGCCGGCAGGAGAGATCCGCCTAGCCCTGCTGCAGGCCTGCCAAGCCCTCGCCACGCCCGAGCGGGCACCTACCCTGCGAGAGATCGCCGCACACGCCCAGGTTGGCCTGCAGGCGGCCGAGGTGACCGTCAAGAACATGCGCCGCGCCGAAGTCCTCCTCGTTGCGCGGCAGCGCCGCGTGGACTACCGCAATCGGCCCGTGGCCGAATACGTGCCTGCCAACTGGATGCCACCCCAGGACTGCCCGCTGCAGGGCCTTGCGCGCGTCTTGACGCACTGGGTGGGGTAGGCCACCGATGTCATCTGTACGCAAGTCTGCCGGCGGTGGGACGCTGGCTTGTGTGGTGCTGCGCGTAGGGGAGGGATCGCATGTCGCGTGACCTTCCCCCGCTGAAATTCTCCGAACTCGCGGACGCGCTGCTGCCCATGGCCCACGAGCTGGTCGCCGAGTGGCTGCCGGGCGGCGTGGTGCGCGGCCACGAATGGGTGTGCGGCTCGCTCGCTGGTGGCAAGGGCACCAGCTGCTCGGTCAACCTGACCACGGGGGAGTGGGGTGATTTTTCGAGCGATGACAAGGGCCGCGACCTCCTGAGCCTCTACAAGGCAATCCACGGCATCACCATGACGAAGGCCTGCGTGGAGCTGGCCCGCAAACTGGGCCTGGAGAGCGTAGCGGGGGTGGTGATGCAGGCCGACGGCACGCCGCCGCCTGATCGCCCGCCGCGCCCGGCGCCGCCCCCGAAAAAGCCGGCCGAGCGCGAGGGCTGGAAGGCCATCGTGCCCGTGCCGGCCTACGCTCCTCCGGTCAACTTCAACCACCACCACCGCCAGGATTCCGACATCGTGCACGTGTCGGACTACATGCGCGACGGCGCCCTGTACGGCTACGTCGTCCGCTTTGCCACGAGCGACGGCGGCAAGGACGACATCGCGCGCACATTCTGCGAATCGGCAGCAAAGGGGGGCGCGCGCTGGCACTGGAAGCAGTGGGAGACGCCGCGACCGCTTTACCTGCCCGGAGGCACGTCGCCAGCTGGGCGCACGGTCATCCTGGTGGAGGGCGAGCGCAAAGCCACGGTGCTGCAGGACGTGCTGGATGCAGGCGCTCCGGGCGTGTACTGCGTTGTTGGCTGGCCCGGCGGGTGCAAGGCCTGGGACAAATGCGCGTGGGGATGGCTTGCCGCCGAGACGGTGATCGCCTGGCCCGACTGCGACAGCAAACGCGAGCAGCCCACGGCGAAGGAGCGCAAGGCCGTGGAGGGCGATGAGGCGGCTCTGCAGGCGCTGAAGGCATCCAAGCCCTACCTGCCCTACAACGACCAGCCCGGCATGAAGGCCATGCGCGCGATCGGGGCGGTGCTGCGCGACACGCACGGCTGCACCGTCAGCCTGCTGCCGATCGAGCAGCCCGGCGTGCTGCCCGATGGCTGGGACTGCAAGGACGCGATCGAGGTGGACGGCTGGACGTTCGAGCAGGTGCAGGCATTTCTGGCGCGGGCGTACGTGCTCACGGATGTACCGGCTGGTGCTGCCGCGGCGCCCGCGCCAGAAAAAAAACGCGATGACCCCGTTGGCACAGATGGCGGTGATGATGCCGGCGGCGATCCGGAGGGCTGGGAGCACGAGCTCGTGCCCTGCGGCAAGCGCCAGGTGCCGCGCTGGCTCAGTTGGTACTACGACGCCGAGAAGGCACGGTGGAACGTCTCACGCAAGACGGTGATAGCGGCCTTGGAGCACTGGCACGAGCTGCGCGGTGTGGTGGCCTATGACGAGCTGCGAAACACGGTGGTCTGCCGCAAGGCATTTCCATGGCCGTATGGCAAGCCCGGCGAGATCCGGGACGCGGACGCGCTCCTGCTGGGCAAGTGGATGAGCGACACATGGGGCCTGCCTGCGATCAGCAAGGCGGCCCTGGACGAAGGCATCCAAACGGTGGCCCATGCCAACCGCTACCACCCCATCCGCGAGCAGCTCGGCACGCTGGAATGGGACGGCAAGGCCCGCTTGGACAACTGGCTGGTGCACGCACTGGGAGAGTCCCCCGACACGCTGCGGCCCGCCCTGCTGGAATACTTGCGCCTGGTGGGCCGCTACTGGCTGCTCGGAATGGTCAACCGGGTGATGGAGCCCGGGTGCAAGTTCGACTACTGCCCGGTGCTCGAAGGCGAGGGCGGCCTGCGCAAGTCCACGCTGGTAGAGACGCTCGCCAGCTCGGAGTATTTCAGCGACACGCCGTTCGAGGTGGGCCGTGGCAAAGAAGGGCAGGAGCAGGTGCAGGGCCTGTGGCTGTACGAGATCGCGGAGCTGACGCACTTTTCCAAGGCCGAAGTGGGCGCCATCAAGGCGTTCATCTCGTCCAAGGTGGATCGCTACCGGGTCGCGTACGGCAAGACCACTGAATCGTTCCCCCGGCAGTGCGTGCTGGTGGGCACCACCAACGAAGACACCTACCTGCGGGACCGCACCGGCAACCGGCGGTTCTGGCCCGTGCCGGTGCGCAACACCATCAACACGGAATGGGTGGCCAAGTACCGACTGCAGCTGCTCGCCGAGGCGTACGTGCAATACCTGCAACGCACGCCATACACGCCGACGGCCGACCAGGAGCGGCGCCTGTTTCATCCGATGCAGGAGAGCCGCCTGGTGGAGACGGCCGTGGAGAGCGAACTGCTCATGGTGCTCTCCCGCGGGCCGAACCCGAACACCACCGGCCCCGGCTCCTACGTGCATTCGCAGGCGGCCTTCGTGACCATCGCGCAGCTCGTGCAGGCGCTCGGTGTCGACGCTGCCAAGGCCCCGCCCGGCCTGCAGGGGCAGATCACCGGCTGGCTCAAGCACGAGGGTTGGGAGCGGGTGAAGAGGCAGATCAACGGCACTCGCGCATGGGGATTCCAGCGGCCCGCCCTGTGGCCGCCCGAGGACCGCGTGGCGGGACTTGACCAGGTCGAGGCAGACGGGGCGGACGAGGCTCGATCGCCTGCCGCTGCCCCGGTATCTGCGGCGGTGCCCGCGACGGCGGCTGCTGCCTTTCTGGCCGATCAAGGGGATGACAGTGCGCCTTTCTAGGGACTCGTCCCGGCCATCAATGGCAGCGCCTGAAACGCGCTGCACCGCACACCGTGTTGGAGGCGTGATTCGCGCCACGGTGCCAGCCCTGGGCGCAGAACGCCCGGCCTGCGGTGCAGTGACGGGGACGGCCTGCCACGCGCCCATGTCGTAGTGGCCAAGTGTCCAAGGTGTCCACGCATTTGCATGGACACCACCAGCAACAGCAATTCCCGGTTTCTGGGGGTTGAGGCTGCTGCATTGCCCAGAAGCCAGCGGGGAGGACGCCGCGCCCTTACTGCAGGGGCGGGCGCAGGCAGGGGTGTACGCACACCCGCCTACGCGCGGGCATCTCCCCCACCCATGTGATCTATAGAAAAGGATGGACAGGATGGACACTCGGACACCACCCCAGAACCAGGGGGCAGCAGCACCGACCCATTCCGCGTTGGAGTTGGTGGTGCGGGACCGGCTGGAGACGATGAAGCAGTGCATGCCCCGCACCATGGAGTGCATCGAGGACCGGGTGCAGCATTTCGGGCCCGAGGCCCGGGCGTTGGTGCGGCGAGCACTGCGCGGCGAGCGCGGGTGCTTCTATGCGATTGAGGGCGGCCACGTCATGGGCAACCCCGTGGGCCTGGACGGCGGCACGATGCAGGCGCTGGCCGAGCACGTCGTGATCCTGGGCTGTTCACACGTATGCATCTGGCCTGCCCACGTGTGGGCGAAGCAGGAGGGAAGGGCGCATGGCGCGGATTAAGTGGGTGCAGCAGCGCCTCGAAAACTGGGGAATGTGGGCGTCACGCGGTGGAAGCGGAAGCGGCGGCTTCGCAACGCGCTCGGTCCTGGGCCGGCTGGCGGAACCCGACGTGTGGGCGCGCAATCGCTGCGGCGGATCGGTCATTCCGGTGTGCGAAGCCGAGGCGCTGGAGACGGATCGCGCCATCGCGTCTTTCAAGGACACGCGGCCTGCGATCGCCAAGGCGCTGATCCTGGTGTACGTGTATGACTTCGGCGTGGTGGAGGCGGCCTACCGTGAGAAGGTCGGGCAATCGACGATGCACGCGCGACTGGGCCAGGCTGACCAGGCCATCGCGATGTGGCTCGAAGACCGGGCTGCGGAAATGCAAAAGAGACGCGAAGCAGCACGGGGGAGTTTTACACCCTAGAGCTTTCCAGTACATTTCAGGCACCTTGTCATAGGTGTGCCCCACCCACACCCGACGGGTCGGAACCCCGGCATGCATCCCGCGTGTCGGGGTTTTGTTTTTGATGGAGCCGCATGCCGACCGCCGCACCACGCCCCTGCACGCACCCCGGTTGCGGGCGCCTCGTCCACGACGGCAGCGGCCGATGCGCACTGCACCCGAAGGCCGCGTGGGCCAAGAGCCCGACCGCCGCGAAGCGCATCACAGGCAGGCCCTTGCAGCGCCTGCGTGCCGAGCTCTTCGCCCGCGAGCCGCTATGCCGCGCGTGCGTGGCCGTCGGCATCGTGAGGCTTGCCACCGAACGCGATCACATCGTGCCCCTCGAGGAAGGCGGGCGCGATGAGGACACGAACGTGCAGCCGCTGTGTATGGACTGCCACGACACGAAGAGCAAGGCTGAGCGCGCGCGGGGCGTGCGGCGTACCTGGTCGGGCTACCGCGACCGGGGCGACGACCCCCAGCCCGCCGGCCCCCCGCCCCCCGCGGCGCCGACCCCCGGCCCCCTGACCCCCGGGACGCCCGGGTAGGAGGGGGCGGGGTCAAAAGTCAGAGGTACTGCCAGCGGAAACCGACCGCCCCGCCAATTTTTTGCACGCGCAGGTTTCAGGGGGGTGGGGGGGTAACCAGCAGGCATAGGAGGTGACATGGGAAAAAGAGGACCGGCCGCCAAGCCCACCGAGCTGAAGGTGCTGGAAGGCAACCGCGGCAAGCGGCCGCTGGCGGTGAACCTGGACAGCACCTTCCGCCCGGAAGCGGGCATGCCCACGGTGCCGAAGAACCTGAGCCCGGGCGCGCGCAAGGTGTGGAAGCGCCTAGGCGCCGAACTGCTCCGCTACAACCTGATCTCCGTCGTCTACAGCGACATCTTCGAGGAGCTGTGCGAAACGATCGCGGATGTGAAGGACCTGCGGCACTCGCTGCGTGCCAGGCAGAGCCTGCTGCGTTCTGAAAAGAAAGATCCCATGGGCGCGTTCACCGTGCTGACGCCCAACGGCATGCCGCAGCAGCACCCGCTGTACCAGATCCTCAAGAGCGAGCGGCAGATGATGCTGTCGCTGCTCGCGAAGTTCGGCCTGAGCCCGGCGGAACAGGCAAACGTGACCACGGCCATCCGCGCGCAGCTGCAACTCTTTGAGGGCGAGGGCGGCGAGAAGGAAGGGCCGGGGCCGGATGCGCCGCAGACGCCCAATCAACCGAGAGGCTTTTCGGAATTCAGCTGACGCACCATGACCCGCCCTCACACCGAATACCTACAGCGTGCGAAAGCGTACGCGACGCGGGTGGTGGAGGGGCAGGAGGTCGCAGGCGAATACGAGCGCCTGGCGTGCCGCCGATTCCTTCGGGACCTGGAGCGGCAGAACACCGAGGCGTTTCCCTATGTGATCGACGTGCGCAAGGGCGGCCGGGCGTGCCAGTTCCATGAGCTGCTGTGCCACATCAAGGGGGAATGGGCGAAGCCGATCTACGAAGACGGCATGGTGCGCTACGCGAAGATCGTGCTGGAAGACTGGCAGATCTTCTGCGAGTTTCAGCTGTTCGGCTGGGTGCACGCCACGACCCGGCTGCGCCGGTTCCGCCGCTCCTACGAAGAGGTTGCGCGCAAGAACGCGAAATCGACGCGTGCCGCAGGCCGGTGCCTGTACCTCGCGTTTGCCGACGATGAACCGGGCGCGCAGGTGTACAGCGCTGCCACCACGGGCGAGCAGGCGCGCGAAGTGTTCGACACGGCGCGCGAGATGGTGCTGCGCGACAGCGAGTTCCGCGAGCGCTTCGGCGTCACCGTGGGCCGGCACGACATCACCTGCCCGAGCACCGCGAGCAGCTTCAAGATCCTGAACGCCGAGGCATCGACACAGGACGGTCTGAACGTGCACGGCGCCGCCGTCGATGAGGTGCATGCGCACAAGAAGCGCGATCTGTGGGACGTGATCGAGTCGGCCGACGGTGCCCGCAGCCAGCCGCTGATCAGCGGGATCACGACGGCAGGCAAGGACACCGGCGGGATCTGCTTCGAGCTCCGGTCGTACACCATCAAGGTCCTGAAGGGAACGCATGTCGATGAAACGTGGTTCGGCGTGGTCTACACCATCGACGAGGGGGACGACTGGAAAGATCCGAAGGTCTGGCGCAAGGCGAATCCGAACCTGGGCATTAGCGCGAAGGTGGACAAGCTCGAGGCGACGAAGACGAAAGCCATCGCGACGCCGAGCAGCCGCGGCAACTTCCTGACGAAGCACCTCAACGTCTGGACCAACGCGGGCACGAACTGGATGGACATGGAGAAGTGGCACGCCTGCGCTGACACCTCCATGCGGGAAGACGATTTCGCCGATGAAGAGTGCATCGCCGGCAGCGACCTGGCCGAGAAGAACGACTTTGCGGCAAAGGTGAAGGTGTTCGAGCGCGGCGGCCACTACTACGTGTTCACGCGGCTCTACTACAACGAGACCGCGTTGCAGGAGAGCAAGACGGCGCAGCTGCAGGGCTGGGCCGACGAGGGGCACATCCAGGTCAGCCCGGGCAACCTGACCGACTTCGATCAAATCTCCAAGGACCTACAGGCCGACCAGGACATGCACGATCTGCGCGAGGTGGGCTACGACCCATTCCTTGCGAGCTACTGGGCTCGCAAGCAGATCGAACTGTCGCTGCCGATGGTGGAAATCCCGCAGCGCACGCGGTTCTTCACCGAGCCGTTGCAGGAAGTGCTGGCGCTGGTGCTGGCCGGCCGGCTGCACCACGACGGCAACCCCGCGATGTCGTGGATGGTTGGCAACCTGGTGGTGATGGAGTCGAAATACAACGAACTCAAAGCGCCGACGAAAAACCGCGACGAGGACAAGATCGACGGCCCCATTGCGATGCTGATCGCCATGGGCCGCATGCTCGCCCAGCGCGACACCAGCGGCGACGCCGATGGCTTCTTTGCATCGCCCGCCGTGGCGTAAGGATGGACGGATGACGACTGCAATGAAACCGACCCTCGCGGCCCGCGTATGGGCTGCCGTGGGCGCCGTGACAGGTCGATCGGCCAGCGTGAGCGACCCGGTCGGCAGTGCTCGGGTGTTCGGCACCAACGTCGGCGGCCTGGCGCCGGTGTCCCACAGGAGCATGCTGCAGATCTCGGCGGCCTGGGCGTGCGTGCGGTTGATTGCCGAGACCATCTCCACGCTGCCGCTCGGCATCTACACGCGTTCGGCAACCGGTAAGCGCTTGGCGCCTGAGCACCGGCTGCACTACATCGTCCATTCGGTGCCCAACGCGGACAGCACGGCCAGCGTGTTCTGGGAGAGCATGGTGGCCGCAATGCTCACACGCGGCGCCGGCCGCGCGCGCAAGCTGTATTTCGACGGCCGCCTGGTGGGCCTGGAGTTCCTGGACCCGGAGCGCCTGGCGCCGCGCCGCCGCACCGGCCGCCTGGTGGTCGAGTGGCAGTACCGCGAAGACGACGGCACGCTACTGACGCTGCCTGACAGCGAAGTGTGGACGATCCCGGGTTTCTCCCTCGACGGCCGCAACGGTGTGAGCGTCATCGAGTACGGCTCCAAGGTCTTCGGCCAGGCGGTGGCCGCCGACGATGCGGCGGGCCGCACGTTCACCAGCGGCGCACTGCACAACCTGTACTACACGGTCAAAAAGTGGCTGACGCCGGAGCAGCGCGTGGAGTTCCGCCAGAACGTTGGCGGCCTGCTCGCGCAGGGGAAGGCCCCGCTGCTGGAGGGCGAGATCGAGGCGAAGACGCTGAGCATCAACCCGAAGGACGTGCAGCTGCTCGAATCGCGTTCCTGGAGCGTCGAAGAGATCTGCCGCTGGTTCCGCGTGCCGCCCTGGATGGTGGGCCACTCCGCGCAGGGAGCGACGAAGTGGGGCAGCGGCATGGAACAGGAAATGATCGGGTTCCTCACCTTCACCCTGGGTACCTGGCTCAAGCGCATCGAGCAGTCGATCGACAAGGATCTGATCGCGCCGTCGGAGCGGGCGCGCTACTACGCGAAGTATTCCGTGGAAGGGCTGCTGCGCGCGGACAGCGCGGCGCGCGCGGCGTTCTACGGCGCGATGGTGGACCGCGGGATCATGACCCGCGACGAAGTGCGCGAGCTCGAGGACCTGCCGCCCATGGGTGGCAATGCGGCGGTGCTGACGGTGCAATCCGCCATGACGGTGCTCGACGCGCTCGGCACTGACCAACCGGCCCAGCAGGTGCGCGCCGCGCTGCGGGCGCTGCTCGGGCTGGACGACAACGAGCCACAGAAAGGCTAGACCATGAGTTTGCGAAACCTACCGGCCGCCCGCGCGGGCAGGCCGAGCGCCAGCGTGCGCAGCGAGATCTCTCCGCGAGCGTATGACCGCTGGAACCCCGAGGTTCGCGCCGCCCTGGCCGAGAACCCGGAGGATCGCAGCATCAGCGTTTACGACGTCATCGGCTACGACTACTGGTCCGGCGAAGGCGTCACCACGAAGCGTGTCGCGTCTGCGCTGCGCACGCTGGGCCGCGGCCCCGTCACGGTCAACATCAACAGTCCGGGCGGCGACATGTTCGAGGGCCTGGCGATCTACAACACGCTGCGCGAGCACGACGGCGAGGTGACGATCAAAGTGGTGGGCTTGGCTGCCTCCGCGGCGTCGATCATCGCCATGGCCGGCGACACGGTCCAGATCGCACGCGCCGGCTTCCTCATGGTGCACAACGCCTGGGTGGTGGCAGCTGGCAACCGCATCGATCTGCGAGAGATCTCGGACTGGCTCGAGCCCTTCGATCGCTCCATGGCCGACATCTACGTGGCTCGCTCCGGCATGAGCGAGAAGGAAGCCGCGCGGCTGATGGACGCCGAGTCCTGGATCGGCGGCAGCGATGCCATCGAGCGCGGGCTGGCCGACGAGCTGCTGCCATCCGACCAGGTCGGCAAGGGCGACGGCAAGGCAAAGGCCCACGCGGCCCGGCGGATCGAGGCAGCGCTGCGCGCCTCGGGCATGCCGAAGACCGAGGCCATGCGCCTGATCAGCGAGTTGAAGGCCGGCGCGGGTGATCCCGCCGGCAGCGGCGAGGGTGATCCCGCCGAGCGCGGCCTGCTGGCCGACTACGTCCCCGGTGTCATGTCCTCGGCTTCGTCGCGGCTGACCAACATCCTCAACTTCTGAAAGTGAACACCATGCGCATTTCCCGCATCCACGTGGCCCTGGGCGTCTGCGCCCTGTCCCTCCTCGCCATCGGCGCGCAAGCTGCTGGCCTCGACGTCGCCGGTTTCATCGGCGCGCACCCCGACCTGTTCGTCGGTCTCTCCGCCCTGGCGATGGTCGGCGACACGCAGGCAGTGTCAGCCGATCTCAAGAAGGTCAGCGCCGACCTGGAACGGGTGGGTTCCCAGCTCAAAGAATTCGCCGAGCAAGCCAAGGCCGAGACCGCCAAGGCCGTGCAGATGAGCGAGCAGACCAAGGTGAAGGTCGACGAACTCCTGGTCAAGCAGGGGGAGCTGCAGGCGGCACAGGCCGCAGCGGAACAGATCCTCGCCAAGGTCAAGGCAGGCGCCCAGGGCGCCGAACTGCCGAAGAGTCTGGGCGAGACCTTCGCGGGCGCCGAGGGGCTGAAGAACACCAACTTCACCAACCCCAACAGCTTCACGAGCAAGGTGGGCAGCATCCACGCCGCCCTGTCCGGCAATGGCACGGCCGGCACGCTGGTGGTTCCGCAGCGCGTGCCGGGCGTGGTCGCAGCGCCGAACCAGCGCCTGTTTCTACGTGATCTGCTGTTCTGGGGTACCACCACCAGCAGCTCGATCGAGTACGTGCGTGAGACCGGCTTCACCAACAACGCTGGCCCCGTCTCGGAAAACCCGACCGACCCGAAGCCCGAGAGCGACATCACGTTCGAGGACGACACGGCGCCGGTGCGCACGATCGCGCATTTCATCCGCGGGTCGAAGCAGATTCTCGACGACGTGTCGCAGCTGCAGGCCTACATCGATGGCCGCCTGCTGTACGGCCTGAAGGTGAAGGAGGAGGCGCAACTGCTCAACGGCTCGGGCGTCGGCCTGAACCTCAACGGTATCCGCACCCAGGCCAGCGCGTATGCGAACCCCGGCGTCACTGTCGCAGGCGAAACGTTCGTCGACCGCCTGCGCATCGCCATGCTGCAGGTGCAGCTCGCCGAGTATTCCGCCGACGGCATCGTGCTCAACCCGATCGACTGGGCCACGATCGAGCTGCTGAAAAAGGACGACGGCGGTTACCTCTTCGCAAACCCGCAGGGCCTCCTGACGCCGACGCTTTGGGGCCGGCCAGTGGTCGATACGCCCGCCATGCCGATGAACAACTTCCTCACCGGCGCGTTCCGCATGGGCGCAATGGGCTGGGACCGCGAGGACGCCAACATCGCCGTGAGCAACCAGGACCGCGACAACTTCGTCAAGAACATGGTGACGGTGCTCTGCGAGGAGCGCATCGCGCTGACGGTGTTCCGCCCCGAGGCCTTCGTCAAGGGCCCGCTGACCACCCCCGCGCCCTGATCGGCAGCTGGTGGCCAGGCCAGTGCATACGTGTGCACTGGCCTGGCTGCGTCCCTTCAACGAACCATGGGAGAGAGCGATGTCCAACATCGATGTGAAGGCGCTCGCGGCCTTCGAGCACAACGGATCACGCCGCGCGGGCGACGTGTTCACGGTCAGCGACTTGCATGGGCGGCAGCTCGTCGCGAAAGGGCTTTGCGCGCTGGCGGAGGACGCAACCGGCGCCCTCGGCGCAGGGGCCGACAAGCAGGCCGAGACGCAGAAGGCGCAGTCGCAGAAGCGAGAACCGAAGGCCCAGCGCGCTGCCAAGGGCGCCGTGGCCACTTCCGCGCCCCCGCCGACCGGCTATGCGGACAGCGAGAGCAAAGCGGTGGATGTGCAGCCAGGCAGTGCTGCGGCATCCTCCCCGGGACAGCCTGCAGCCACGGATGTCGCCGCATCGGGGAACCCCGAAGATACCCCGGCCCGTCGCGACGGAGCCGCCCAGTCCTCGCCGCTGCTGCCGCCCCTGCCTTCCGATGTACCGGGGTCGGGCTCTGCCGTCGATTGACGCCCATGGGCCTGCTCACACTCGACGAGGCACGCGCCCACTTGCGGGTGGGCGCAAGCTACCCGGCCGCGCAGATCCAGCCCTACGTGGATTCCGCAGAAGCCTACGTGCAGGCCTTCCTCAACCGCGCGGTGTACGCCACCGCACAGGAGCTCGAGGCGGCTGTGCTGGCCTTGCCGGCGGTGCTGGTGACCGCGGCTCAGGCGCGCGATGAAACGCTCGCTGCCGCCGCTGCAGCCGCCGATTCAACGACGGCGGAATGGCTGCGCTGCTCGGCCTACGACGGCTACGCAAGCGCCTTGGCGCAAGCACAACGCGTGCAGCGCGGCATGGTCGTGAACGATGGGATCAAGACGGCTATCCGTCTGCTCCTGGGTCACCTCGATGAGAACCGCGAGAGCGTCGCGCGCGGCATCTCGGTTGCGGAGCTGCCGCAGGGCGTGGAGTTCTTCTTGCTGCCCTACCGGGTCGGCTGGGGAGGGTAGGGCATGGCTTCCGGCAAATACCGAGACTGGGTGATAGCGCAGCGCGTGCAGCATGTCCCGGACGGCGCGGGCGGCACCGTAGCGCAGTGGGCGACGCTCGCTGAATTCTGGGCCTGCGTGGAGCCGATTGGCGGCAGGGAAGCCATGCGCGCGAACCAGCTGCTCGCGGACATGGATGCGCGGGTGACGACGCGGTGGACGACGGAGGTGGCCGTCATCACCGCCAAGGATCGGCTGCTGGTGGATGGCAAGCCTTACAGCATCGTGCGGCCGCCGGCGGATCTGCGCTCGCGCCACCGCGAGATCGAGATCATGTGCAACACGGGGCTCAACGATGGCTAAGACGACAGTCCGCGTCGACGGTCTGCGCCAGCTCGGCGAGGCCATGCGCGCTCTGGGCGAGGACATGGCCAAGAAGGTGGCCGTGACCGCAACCGGCGCCGGCGCCCGGGTGATCCGCGATCTCGCGAAGCGGAAGGCACCGGTGGCGCCCGAAGACTACGTGGTGGAGGGCCAGCGCGTCGAGCGCGGCAATCTTCCCAAGCAGATCGTCGTCAAGCAGGTGCCGAAGTCGCAGCGCACGCTGACCAGCGAGCACGTCGTGGCGGTGCGCGGAAAGCGCAAATACGGCTACGCCAACCGCATCGGCCAGCTGCAGGAGTTCGGCACGGTCAAGATGCAGCCGCAGCCGTTCATGCGCCCGGCCTTCGATGAAGGCAAGGGCCAGGCGCTGCAGGCGATCGTGGAGCGGCTGCGCGCGCGCATCGAGAAAGCCCAGAAGGAAGGCAAATGACCCAGCTCAGCGTTTCGAAGGACATCGTGCGAGTGCTGGGGCCGCTGGTGGCGCAGCGGTGCTACCAGCGCACGTTCATGCAGCCGGACGGCGGCCTGCCGCCTTGGCCAGCCATCCGGTTCGTTTTCGCCTCGGTCGACCCGGGCGCGACGATCTGCGGCGATGGCGGGGACGACGGCGCGGACTACCGCGTGCAGATCGACCTGGCCGACGCCTACACCAAGGGCGAGGCGTCGTTCCAGACGCTGCGTGCCCAGGTGCTGGCCGCCATGCAGACGCTGGGCGGGGCATTCGTCTGGGCCGGTCAGCGCGACGAGTTCGACGCCGAAAGCAAAACCCTGCGCTGCTCGCTGGACTACCTCGTGTATCAGTGACAGCGCATCTCGTTCTCACCGGGGCCGCCATGTGCGGCCCTTTGTTTTTCCAACGTCAGAAAGGGCCACGCCATGAGTGCAGGCAAGCGGTACAAATTCAACGGCTCGCGCGTACAGGTCTCGACCGGCGCCGGCGCAACGAAGGCCATCACGGGCATCTCGAATGCCAATCCCGCGGAGATCACGGCCGCCGGACACGGGCTCACGCTCGGCGCGGTGGCGCGCATCGCCGCCGTGCAGGGAATGGAGGAGATCAACGGCCAGCTCGTCGTGGTGGACAACCCCGACACCGACGATTTCGAGGCGGCGAACATCAACTCCATCGGCTATGCGGCCTACACCAGCGGTGGCACCGTGGCACCCCTGGTGTACACCGACTTCTGCGAGCTCACCGGCGCGAACCAGCAAGACGGCACGTCCGACGAAATCGATGTGACGACGATCTGCTCCACGGCCAAGGAATTCGAGCAGGGTCTGGGCGACAGCGGCACGATGACGCTGGACTACAACTATGCGCCCACCATCGGCGTGCAGGCCGCGATGCGGGCCGCGCGAACGTCCGGCGAGCAGGTGGCCATCCGCATCGTCATGCCCAAGGACGGCGGCACGATCGTGCTGATCGGCACCGTGCAGCAGACCAGCTTCCAGGGCTCCAACGGTGCGGTGTGGACGGGTTCTGCCACCATCCGCCTGACCGGCGAAATCTTCGTCCTGGGGGTTGCATGAGCACGGCCGTTGAACTGCGCGCGCGCATCCTCGCGAGCGCCAACCCGAAGCCCGTGCCCGTGGACACCACCCTCTGGGGGCGGGTCTGGGTGCGCATCCTCACCTGCGCGGATGTGGAAGAGGTCAAGTCTAAGCCGGACGACAAGATGCGCATCGCGCGGGGCGTGGCGCGCGTGCTGTGCGACGAGTCCGGCGTGCTGCTCTTCGACCCGGGCAGTGAAGACGATGTGGCGGCCGTTGCGTCGCTCCCATGGGCAGAGCTCAACAGCATCCTGACGCGAGCCGAGGGCACCAAGGTGCCAGCAGAAGGCGGTGGCGAGGGAAACGTCTTGAGCCGCGCATAGCGGCCCAGTTAGACCTCGCCGAGGCGCTGGGCGTTCCGTTGTGGGTGATCGGACAGATGCCGGAGTACGAATTCCAGCTTTGGTATTCCCGCGGGAAACCGCTTTGGCCGCGCCGGCTCGAGCTGATGCTGGCGCAGCTTACATCGCTGCTGGCCCAGGTCAACAACAACCAGCACACGCTGCAGGACATGGATCTCTTCGACCCTCGGGCCGAGGAGCGCCTGCGATTGGATGAGGCGGCAGAAGCCGTGGCAAGCATTACCGGAGCTGGCCTGCGAAAGCTGGGGCAGGGTCGGGCAAGGGGGTGATATGGCAGCTGGTGGACTGGGAAATCTGACGGTGTTCCTGGGGCTCGACGCCGCAGAGTTCACGGCCGGCCTCGACAAGGCGCACGCGCAGGCGCGCCGCCTGGGCGAGACGATTGGCACATCGATCAAGACCGGCGTGACGGCCGCCGCGGCGAGCTTCGGCGCGCTCACGGCGGCCGGTGCTGGCGCCATCGCGTATCTCAACAAGCAGGCCGAGGACATCGCCGCGTACCAAGACATGGCCGACAAGATCGGCACGACGGCCGCAGAGGTCACGAAGCTGCAGCTGGCGGCCGACCTGTCGGGGACGGCGCTCAAGACGCTGGAATCCGCCTCGGTCAAGCTCACCACCGCGCTGACCAAGAGCGACGACGAGGCCAAGGGCGCGGCGGCCGGCCTGGCCGCCATCGGCATCGAGGCCAAAGCATTTCGTGACCTTGATCCGGTGGGGCAGTTCCAGGCCGTCGCCAAGGCCATGGATGGCTACGCCGACGGCGCGGAAAAGACTGCCGTTGCCACCGCCCTGTGGGGTAAGTCGGGCGCGGAGATGCTGCCGTTCCTCAAGGACCTGGCAGAGCAGGGCGAGCAGCAGGTGCGGCTGACCGAGGAGCAGATCGCCGCCGCCGACGAGTATTCGAAGAAGATCGCGCGCCAGAAAAGCGAGATGGCGGCGCTGACGCAGATCGTGGCCGCGGAGAGCATCCCCGCGATCGCAGCGCTCACGGGTGCAGTGACCGATGCTGCGAAGGAGTTCCTCGGTCTCGATAGCAAGACGAAAACCCTGCGCGACAACACAGGCATTCGCGATTGGGCGAGCACTGCAGCTGTGCTCATTGCCGAGGTGGCGGACATCGCCGGCAATGTGATCACGCGCATTCGAGTGCTCGGTAATAGCCTCGGAGGGCTTGGCGCGGCGGCAGCTGCTGTTGCGCGTGGAGATTTCGCGCAGGCCCGGGAAGTGATGTCGATGATGCGCGAGGACAACCAGCGCATGCTCGGTCGGCTGAACGGGCCAGGCATCGCCGACAGCGTGCGTGCGAGGCTCGCAGCCATGGGTGCGGCCGGATCGCCGTCAGGTGGGACCACTCCCGAAGAGCCCAAACCGAGGATCAACACCCGCGGTCTGGCGATCGCATCCAAGGCCGGCGGCGCGGGCGACGACCCACTGAAAAAGCAGCTCGACAACGAGTTGAAGCTGATCCAGAACGCCCAGAAGGCCGAGGAGGATTTGCTGCGCGACCGCAACAAGATGCTCGACCTCGTGAACGGGGAGAACCTGATCTCGTTCGCGGACTACTACAGCGCGCGCCGAGCCGCGGCGGAGGAGTCGCTGCGCAACCATACCTCGCTGATCGACCAGGAGATTGCCAAGCTGCAGGCCTACCAGGCCACGGCCGCGAAGGCCACGGACCGCGAGGCGGCCCAGGGCAAGATCAACGACCTGCTCGAGAAGAAGGCCAAACTGCAGCGCGATGCGGCGACGGAGGCGGTGACGCTGACCTTCCAGGAAACGAAGGCTTATCGCGACCTGGAGAACTCGGTGCGCGGGGTGAACGCGTCGATCCTGGAGATGCTGGGCCTGAGTGGCGACGCTGCCCGCATTCGCTTCGACGTGCAGAACGAGGATCTGCGCAAGCGGCTCACGGCGCAGGGCGATACGGCAGGACTCGGCCAGCTCGAGCGGCTGCGGCAGCTGACGGTGGCGCAGGCCGACTACAACCAGCGGCAGACCGAGAACTCGGAGATCGTCGCCCGGCTGCAGATCCAGGAAGAGCGCATCAACACCGCGCGCGGCCTCGGGGCGTTGGGCGAGCTGGCGGCCCTGCAGCAGCTGACCGAGGCGCGGAAGGCGGCCGTGGCGCAGCAGGAAGCCCAGGTGGCGGCGCTGGAGGCAATCGCCCGGGCGAGCGAGAACCCGCGGCTCATCCTGCAGGCGGAACAAGCACGGGCCGCGCTGGAGCGGCTGCGCGCCGAATCCGACCTGGTGGCGCAGAAGTTCGACAGCATTTTCAGCAGCTCCTTCAGCGATGCCTTCGGGGACTTCATCAGCGGCACCAAAAGTGCCAAGGATGCCTTCAAGAGCTTCGCCGATTCGGTGGTGCAGCAGATCTCGCGCATCGTCGCCCAGCAGCTCGCTACGGAGATCTTCGGCAGCGTGTTCGGCGGTGGTGCTGGAGGCGGGGTGGGCGGCTTCCTGGCTTCGATCTTCGGCGGTGGCCGTGCTGTGGGCGGCTCGGTGTCGCCGGGCCGCATGTACGAGGTCAACGAGCAGGGCCCCGAGCTCTTCGAACGCCAGGGCAAGACGTACCTGATGACGGGTGGTCGTGGCGGCCGCATCGTTCCCAACGCTGGGCGCGGTGCGACGGTGCACAACACGTTCCACGTCTCGGGCCAGGTGTCTCTGGAGACGCAGCAGCAGATCGCAGCCAAGGCCTACGCCGCCACCATGCGCGCAGCCGCACGAGGGACAGCATGAGCTTTTTCGAAGAGCGATTTCCGGAGCGCATCCGCTTCGGCGTCACGGGCGGGCCGCGCTTCAGCACGTCCCGCACCGTGGCGCAGAGCGGGTACGCGGCCAAGCAGCGCAACTGGCTCTATCCGCTGCACGAGTGGCAGGCGTCTGACGCCATCAAGACGGAATCCGACTTCGAGGCCGTGCGCGCGTTCTTCTACGTGGTGTTCGGCGCGTTCGATGGGTTCCGGTTCCGGGACTGGTCCGATTACCGCGCGAGCGCGGCCGCCGGCACCGGTGCGATCCTCACGCGGACCGACGGCGCCAAGCAGCTGGCCCGGGCCTACACCTACGGCGCGCGCACCTTCCTGCGGCCGGTGTCCAAGCCTGTGCCCGGCACCGTGGTGCTGGTGGGTGGCGGGGACGTGGACGAGACGACGGGCATTGTGTCCGGCGGTGCGCCCACGGCGTGGACGGGCGAGTTCGACGTGCCTGTGGAGTTCGCCGAGGACCTGATGGACGTCGAGGTGGTCAACCGCCGCGGCGCCGGGGGCGAATACTTCCTGTCGTGGGCGTCGCTCCGGTTGCGGGAGATCCGGGTATGAAAGTCCTTCCGGCGGCCCTGGCGGCCCACTACGCGAGCGGCAGCACTACGCTCGCCCACGGCCTGCGCATTGAGCGCAAGGATGGCGACGTGTTCGCGTTCACCTCGGCGGACCATGACGCTTTGATCGACGGCGTGCTGTACCTGGCGGCGCCGGGTCTGGAGATCTCGTCCATCGCGGCGACTGCGGGCTTCGGTGTCGACAATCTGGAACTGACGGTGTTCCCTGACCCGGTGCTGCTCACGCGCGAGGGCTTCATCGCAGGCCTCTGGCGTGGTGCGCGTTACGAGCTCTTCGCGTACAACTGGGCCGACCTGGGCATGGGCATCAACGTGCTCAAGCGCGGATGGATCGGCGAGACCAAGCTCGGTGACATCGCAGTGACCGTGGAGCTGCGCAGCTTGCGCCAGGCGCTGCAGCAGGAAGTGGGCGAGTACACGTCGCAGACCTGTCGCAACCGCCTGGGCGACGCGCGCTGCAAGGTAGACCTGGCGCCGCTGACCAGCGTGCGCGCGGTGCTGTCGTCTGCCGATCGCTACACGGTCACCCTCGACGGACCCGCCGCGCCCAACGACTATTACGGCGAAGGCACGCTGGCCTTCCTGGATGGCGCCAACGCGGGCGTGCAACTCAAGGTGCGCAGCCACCAGTCGGGGGTGCTCACGCTCGCCACACCGGCACCGTTTCCGATCGCTGCCGGCACCGAGGTGCGGGTGGTGGCCGGCTGCCGCAAACGGCTGCAGGACTGCCGCGACCGCTACGCCAACGTGCTCAACATGCGCGCCGAGCCGCACATCCCGGGCATCGACGCACTGACGGCGTACCCGTCACCCGGGAGCAAATGACATGAACGACATCGTGACGTGCGCGCGCTCCTGGGTGGGCACGCCATACCACCACCAGGCCCGGTTGAAGGGTGTAGGCGTCGACTGCGCCGGTCTGGTGATCGGCGTGGCGCGCGAGTTGGGACTGGTGGCGCCGGACTTCGACGTGGCCGGCTACGCGCGGCGGCCAGACGGCTGGAGCTTCCTGGCTTGGGCAGACGAGTACATGGCGCGCGTGCCGCGCGCGGACATGGCCCCCGGGCACTCCGTGGTCGTGCGCTTCGGGCGCCACCCGCAGCACATCGGCATCGTAGGCGATTACCTTCACGGCGGCCTGTCGATCATCCATGCGATGGTAGGACGGGGCGTCGTGGAGACGCGCCTGCTCCTGGACGACAACATGCAGTTCGTGACGGCGTACTCGCTGCCGCACGGGGAGGGTTGAGGTATGGCGCAACTGGTGCTTGGGACCGTGGGAGCGGTGGTAGGCGGACTGATCGGCGGACCAATGGGCGCGTCGATCGGCTGGGCCATCGGCGGCGCCGTGGGTTCGGCGATCGACCCGCAGAAGGTCGAGGGCCCGCGTCTCGATGACCTCAAGGTGACGGCCAGCGCCTACGGCACACCTGTGCCCGTCATTTTCGGCTACCCGCGGGTGGCCGGCACGGTGGTATGGGCAAGCACCAAACGGGAGATCAAGACGACCAGCCAGCAGGGCAAGGGCGGCGGCCCGGAGGTCACCAACTACACCTACGAGATCGATTTGCTTTTCCTCCTGAGTGCGGACCGGCTGGACGGGGTGCGGCGCATCTGGTCCAACGGCAAACTCGTGTGGTCTGCAGCTGCAATCAGCGACAGCGAAACCATCGAGGCGAGCGAAGACGCCGTCACCTGGCGGGCCATGCGGTTTCACGGAGGCGCTGACGATCAACTTCCCGACCCGACTTACGAGGCAGCCGTTGGCGTGGGCAATGCTCCAGCATTTCGCGGACGCGCCACGTTGATGCTGGAGGGGGTCAATCTCGGCAATTCCGGGCAACTGCCCAATCTGACGTTCGAGGTTGTCCAGGACGCCGTGTTTTCTCCGCGCACTATGCGTGCCGCATCCAAGCCGGGCATCTCCACGGCTGGCGCCGCATGCTGCCCAGTCTTGAGCGACGGCGGGATCGTGATTTTCGAGATGTCTTCCTACGACGTCAGCATTCCTGCCACGCTCACCGTCAGCCGGCTATCTGGCGATGGCGTCAAGGTGCTGTACTCCGGCGATTTTGACTATCGCTATTACCCCGTGCTGGGCTGGAGCGACGTGCCCGGCATGTTGATCCGGCGGCGTCGCGGCGGCACCGACCTTGACCTGCCAGGCTATGCGTTCGTCAACGAGGCGGGGTTGGAACAGACCTTCCTCAGCGATTACACCGCCGATGGCCAATACCTCGGCTACTGGTACAGGTTCGGCGACCGCATGGTGATGCGAGGCCTCTCCGAGGCCCCCGCGCAAGGCATGGTGCGCATGTGGAATGCCGACAATGGTGTGCTCCTGGCATCGCGCGATTTCGGCGCCGACGTGACGGCTGTCGTGGTGGGCGCTGATTTTGTGCTGGTCAGGGTCGGTGCCACGCTGCATGAATGTGACCGGATCTCGCTGGCCACCTTGCACGAGTACGATGCGGCTGCAGCTTGGGTGCAGCAGGAGGCCACCACGTCGGCAGACGGCTCCATCGAGATGGTGACCGCCACCGGGATCTACGGCTACCGCGATGGGCAATTGACGCTCATCTTCCCAGGCGACTTCGGATCGTCGAATTACGACTCCCGTCCTGCCAGGCGAGACGGCAACCGTTTAGTGCTTGTTGAGCCGATGGCAGGGGTGCCAATCACGGTACGCATGCGGGAGGTGTTCCTCGCGGCAGTCACGCCCGAGGCAGTGCCGCTCGCGGATGTCGTCACGCGCCTCTGTCTTGCTTGCGGATTGGAGCAGGGCGACATCGACGTGGTCGCCTTGGAAGGCCAGCAGGTGCGAGCGCTGGCTGTGCAGCCCACCAGCGCTCGAGCGGTGCTCGAGCAACTGGCGGCTGCCTACTACTTCGAGTGCGTAGAAAGCGATGGCTTGTATTTCCGACGCCGCGGCGCGCCGGCGGTCGCGACGGTCCCATACGCCGACTATGGCGCGGAGGGGATATTGGTGCTTCAGGACGCCAATGACCTGGAGCTGCCGGCTCAGGTGAGCGTCTCGTACCTCAATCTCTCCAATGCGTACCAGCAGGGCAATGAGCTGAGCGATCGTCTGACGACCGACTCGGCGGCCGTCCGAAACCTGCAGCTCGGCATGGGCCTCACGCCGGCGATGGCCAAGGCCATCGCGGACACGGCTGTGCTGGACCAGACCATCGCCGCGCGCACTGCATCCGCTGCACTGGATTTGCGGTATGCGGCCCTGGAGCCGACGGACGTGTTGATGCTACATGACAGCGCCGGCGGACTGCACCGTGCGCGCATCGTCAAGATTGCCGACGCGGCGGGCGTGCGATCGCTGGAGTTGGTAGGGGACGATGATCGGGTGCTCCGGGAGCTGGGTGTCACGAGCGAGGACTATGACGACGAGTACGTCGTGCTGCCCCTGGCTGCGACTGATCTGGTGATCCTGGACATCCCACTACTGCGCGACCAGGACGACGGGCCTGGGGTCTACGCCGCGGGCGACGGGTTGCGTGGGCGGTGGCCCGGCTACCAGCTGTTCCGCGACGGCGTGGAGGTGGGGCGTGCGGACTCTGGCGCGGACATGGGCACGGTGACTGAGGTGCTTGGAGACTGGACGAGTGTGCTGGTGGATGAGCGCAACGTCGTCACGGTGACGCTGAATCCGGGCGATGAGCTTGTCAGCATCACCCATGACGACATGGCGACCACGGCAACGAACTACGCGGCCATCGGAGCGCCGGGGCGCTGGGAAATCGTGCAGTACCAACGGGCCCAGCTTGTGGCCGAAGGTGTGTACCGGCTGAGCGGCCTGGCGCGTGGTCGTCTGGGGACGGAGCACCTGCGCGGGACCCATGCCGCTGGCGACCGGTTCGTGGCGCTTAACGGAAGCGGCATGTTGCGCGACGTGCTCGATCGCGCTCAGCTCGGTGCAAGCGTGCATTACGAGGGCGTCACGCAGACCGCCAAGCGCACCGCGTCGACCATGGTTGATGCTGTCGTGCAGGGGGTGTCCTTGCGGCCGCTCTCGCCTGTGGATGTGCGCATGGCGCCGGGTCAAGCGAACAGCGTGCTGATCACCTGGTCTCGAAGGAGCCGCTACCAGCAGAACGTACTGGCCGGTGTGCTGCCGCTGGGCGAGGCGACCGAGCGCTACGAAGTGGACGTGTACAAGCAGGGTGCTGTCGTGCGCACGTTGGCGTCCGGTTCCCGGTCTGTGGCCTACACGCTTGAGCAGCAACGACAGGACTTCGGGTCTGCGGTGGCCGAACTGTCTGTTCAGGTCTATCAGCTCAGTGCGTCGGTAGGTCGCGGGCGTGGTAGCGGCATCGTCACGCGCCAGATCGTCGGTGCGGCGCAGCAATTGCGTGCGCAGATCGCGCAGTTGGTGCTCTCTGGGGTCGCGGTTCCGGGCGCGACGTACCAGATCACACTGGGCACCAGCGCCGTGTCGTACGTGGTGCCTGGAGGCACATCGTCGCTCGCTGCGGTCGCCTCTGGCATCGCTGCCGCCTTGGCTTCAGTGCCCGGGTATGAGGTCACAGCCTCGGGCACTGTGGTGGAGATCACAGGACCTGTGGGCGTGACGTATGCCGTAGCGGCGCAGGTGCGCGGTGGTGGCGGCATCACGATCGAGCAGGTGCAGCAGGGCTCGCCGTTCTCTACCCAGGGGGATCGAGCACGCGCCGTCTACTCGATGGGCAGCGGTCCAGCAGACGGCACATTCACCGTGCGCATCCGCCGTATGGAGGCGGGCAGCGTTGCGTTCGAATTGCCGTACAGCGTCACCTACACGCCGGCTGACGGGGTGGACCTGCTCTACGTGCCCTGGCGCCTCGCTGATGCGTTTGAGGCCTCAGGCGACCGTCAACGGTACGACGTGATCCTTTCGGCCCAGGGTGAGGCGGGCGTCAACGCTGTGACAGCTTGGGGCGCGCTGGGAGATCCGGATTGGTCGTTCGCGGCCGAATCCAGCAACCCGGCGCAGCCCATAAGCCTGTACTACAGCCGTCCTGCCGTGCTGCCCCTGCCTGAGCAGCCGCAGGTGCTGCGGGCAACGGTCGTGGCAGCCTCTGCCAACGCCCGGTACGTGATCTTCCTCGGCTCAGGCTTTTTGGCTGCGGAGTACGCCTACAGCGCCACCGGCAGCGACACCACCAGCAGCATCGCCAGCGCGCTCGCCGCTGCGGTGGATGCGGCGACAGAGTGGACCGCTTCAGCGAGCGGGAGCGTCGTGACGATCACCGCATCGTCGTCGGCAAACCCGAACACCAACTATTCCGCCAGTACGGGCGTGAGCAATACGTCCGTGCAAGTGGTTATTCAGCAATCCGCAAATTGATGGAGGCCAGCAACCATGGCAGACAGCACATCACCGATCCAGCAGATCACCGCCGGGAGCAACGCCGTGGATCGCGTAAACGAGAACTTCGACGCAGGCAGTCCCGCGCTGCTGTACGGGCGCGATGCCCGTACGACCGCAGGACTGGTGTGGGGATATGTAGGTGGCCGGTGGGGAGGTGTGCAGGTGCCCAGTGGAACCGTCACCCTAGCTGCCGGCGCCACGAGCTACCTGGTGGTGGCCCGCGCTACAGGCGCGTTGAGTGCGAGCACGAGCCAGGCCAACTGGAACGACGCGAGCGGCTACGCCCGCGCCTACCGAGTCACCGCCGGTACAGCCAGCATTTCCAACTACGAAGACCACCGGGCCGGGCCCGGCGGAACGCAGGGTGGGACGAACACATCGGGAGGTGCTACCCCGGTAGTGATCCCGGTAGCGTGCTCGGACGAGATCACGGCGCTCACCGCCGGCGCGGGCAAAGTGACGTTTCGCGCGCCACTGGCCCTCACGCTCACTCGAGTTAGGGCGTCGGTGACGACTGCGCAGAGCGCGGGTAGCCTGCTGACCGTTGACGTGAATGTGGCCGGGGCATCGATCCTTTCCACGAAGCTCACCATCGACAACGGCGAGATGACCAGCTCCACCGCTGCAGCACCGCCTGTGCTCGCCAGCACATCCGTGCCGGACGATGCCGAGATCACCATCGACATCGACCAGATCGGAAATGGCAGCGCCACGGGTCTCAAGGTGTACCTGGTGGGGGTGCCCGCATGATGCTCAATCCGTACCGCTTCGGCGGAGCTGCCCCGCCTGCCGGAGATCCGCATTGGGTCAGCGTGAGCGCGCTTCTCAAGTTCGACACGGGCAGCGGAGATGCGCTTGATTCGGGCCCGCTGGGCCTTGTGCTGGTCAAGGGCAGTCTGGCCGGGTACTCCTCCGACAGTCGTTTCGGGCCTGCCGCAGCCCAGTTCCCAGGGGGCGATGCCTCGAGTTTTACGGCCGAGATCAATACAGCCTTCGAGTTCGGGACGGGCGAGTTCACGATCGAAGGGTGGGCGAAAGCCTCCTCGGCATCTGCCGATCGAATTCTGCTGTCGATGCGCCGGACGGTTTCGGGCATCTACAGCAACATGGTCCGCATCGGGGCGACAGGGCGGCTCGGATGGAGCGACGGCGTTGCCTGGCGCGAGACGGTGGATGCGGTGCCATTTGGCGCGTATTTCCACTGGGCCGTGTCCCGCGTCGCGGGGCAGCTCAACATCTACATCAATGGCGTGGCGGGCTACAGCGTTGCCAACTCCGCAGACCTCAGCACGCCGCGAGGTCTCGTGATCGGCCGCACGGATGTGGGGGACAGCCAGCCTGCTCTGGCTTTCGTCGGCCTGCAGGACGAGATCCGGATCACCAAGGGCGTCGGCCGCTACAACACGACGTTCACACCGCCGACCGCGCCATTCCCCATCGGCCCGGCATAGCCGAACACTACGAGAAAGGAGCATCCATGACCACGAAAGCCGCAGGGAGGATCATGAAATTCGACCCCACTATCAACACCGGAACCATCATCCAGACGCTGGTCGTGCTGGCTTCCGTATCGGTCGCCTACGGCACGTACCGTGAGGACCAGACCAAGCAGGACGGGCGGATCGCCCAGGTGGAAGTGCTGGCCGAAAAGGACCGCGAGGCGACCCGCGAGGCGCTGCGCGAGATCAAGGGACGCGTGGACGATCTGCAGAAGAGCAACCAGGACATCAAGGAAAGCCTGGCCATCCTCCGCGGCCGCGCCGCTGAACCTGGGAGCCGCAAATGAAAACGTCCGCAGCAGGCATTACCCTGATCGAAGAATTCGAGGGTTTCCGCGACCAGGCCTACCGTGATCCGGTGGGCATCTGGACCATCGGCTACGGCTTCACCCGCGGCGTTGAGCCGGGCGACCGAATCACGCGCGCTCGGGCAGACGAACGGCTACGCGCGGAGCTGGCCGCCTACGAGGCCGGCGTGATGCGCGCCACGGGCGGCGACGTGACGCAGGCGCAGTTCGACGCCCTCGTGTCGTTCGCCTGGAACGTGGGCATCGCCGGCATGGCCGGCTCCAGCGTGATCAAGGCGCACGTTCGCGGCGACCACCAGGCGGCGGCCCGAGCCTTCGGTCTGTGGAACAAGGCGGGCGGCAAGGTCTGGCCCGGGCTCACCCGGCGGCGCGCCGCCGAAGCCGCGCTGTACCTCAGCGACGCACCGGCGGACATGCCGCAGGCGGTGGAGCCGGAGCGGCCGGTGACGGCGAGCACCATCAACCGCGCGGGGGTGGCGGCCGGGGGCACCGCTGCGGTGGCCACTGTCGCTGAGACGGCGCGGACGGTGGGCGACATCAAGAGCAGCGCGGACAGCCTGGGCAGCTGGCTGTTGCCCGTGCTGTTGGTGGCCGTGGCCGGGCTGTGCGCGTACATCGTCTGGGAGCGCGTGCGGGTGCGGCGGGAGGGTTGGTCGTGAGCCCGGGCTTGTGGGTGCTGGCCGCGCTGGTGCTGGGCAACGTGCTCACGGGCTGGGCTTGGCTGTCTGCCCGCGACGACCTCGCCACCGCGCGCGCCGAGCTGGCGGGCAAGGGACAGGAGCTGGCCGGCGTGCGCGGCGCTGCCGAGGCCTGCAGCGGCAAGGTGAAGGAGCTGCGCACGCTTGCTGACAAGCGAGCGCAGGAGGCTGCGCCAGCGCGGCGCGCGGCCGCCGACCGGGCTGCCGATTACAACCGCCAGGCGGACGCCATCCTGGCCGCGCCACCGGCGGTGCCCGGCGATGCCTGCGCCAGCGCCCAGCACCGAGTGGACACCTGGTTGCAGGGGAGGGCGCAGCCATGAGGGCCGCCGTCGTGATGCTTGCTGCTCTGCTTGCCGGCTGCGCGGTCACGCCGCGCGTTGAGGTGGAGCAGGTCAACGTGCCGGTGCCGGTCGAGTGCCAAGAGCCCGTGCCCGCCCGGCCGGTGATGCCCACCGATTCGCTGCGGGCCGGCGCCAACGTCGATGACTTCACGCGCGCGGCGATGGCAGAAATCCGGCGCCGCGAGGGCTACGAGGGACAGCTGCTCAACGCCCTGGAGGCGTGCCGCTCTCCCATCAAGCCGAACTGACCACCGTGCGCCCCTGCGCACGGACTTGAATGAAAAAAGAACGGAGCGACCGTCAGGGTGTTGGAGCACCCTGACGGCCACCAGACCCACAGAACCAGCCTGTGAGCCCAGCCAAGGCCCCGCCCACCTGTACAGGCGGGGGCGAGTGTATCAACCTCTGGAGCCCACTATGGCAACGCCCATCATCCCCTGGCTTGGCGGCAAACGACGCCTGGCCGACATCATCATCCCGCGCTTCCCGGCGCACAAATGCTACGTGGAGGTTTTTGCTGGTGGCGCAGCTTTGTATTTCCTGCGGCCGCCGGCGGAGGTCGAGGTCATCAACGACGTTCACGGAGACTTAGTCAACCTATACCGTGTTGTCCAGCGCCATCTGGAGGAGTTCGTCCGCCAGTTCAAATGGGCACTATCATCGCGCCAGGTTTTCAAGTGGGCGCAGGAGACGGTGCCCGACACGCTGACAGACATCGAGCGCGCTGCCCGCTTCTACTACCTGCAGCACCAGGCGTTCGGCGGGAAGGTTCAGGGTCAAAGTTGGGGCACTGCCACCACCACGCCAGCGCCTACCGTCAACCTGCTGCGCCTGGAGGAGTCTTTGAGCGCGGCCCACATGCGTCTCCATGGGGCGTACATCGAGCGGCTGGATTGGCAGGAATGCGTGAGGCGCTATGACCGGCCACACACGCTTTTTTACCTGGACCCGCCGTATTGGGAAACTGAGGGCTACGGTGTGCCCTTTGAGTGGGCGCAGTACCAGGCCATGGCAGAGATGATGCGCACAATGCAGGGCAAGGCCATCTTGAGCATCAATGACCATCCCGCTATCCGCGATTGCTTCGCAGGCTTTCAGATGGAAGAAGTTGCGATCAACTACACGGTGGGCGGTGGCGGGAAGGCCGCGCCCCGCACAGAGCTGGTTATCTATAGCTGGGACCGAGATGCAGAACCAGCGGGACTGTTCTGACTGTCCCGCAGCTTTGCAAGGCGGCCGTTAGCTCCCGAGTGGGCACGGCCGCCGGGGCAGGTTACAGATACATCTGCCAGTTGTTATTCAGCCAGGCCACAATGTGCTCTTGACCACGAATGGAGCCGGGCAGGGCGCTGTGAATCAGCCGTTCGGCTTTCAACGCATCCTGCAGCGTCTTGCAACGTTGGTTGAGAAAGTGGAGGACCTCGTAGCCCTCCGTTCTGTCGAGCAGGTCAGAATCGGGAGTTCCGGTCAACCGCGGGTTGTCCCCTTTGTCTGTTGTCCAGTTATAGGCGAATTGCAGCTGGCTGCGTTGGATGACTTGCATGTTGAATAACCCTACTACGCAAATTTCGTTGCTCAGATTTGATCAAGCAATTAGTATTGCGCTCTGTCTACAGGAAAAGCCATCGAGCGTTTGCGTCGCGTCGGTGGCCGCTAACCCAGCATAGGCGTCGATTGAAGGCGTCTATCGCTGGGTATGCGCTTTCTACGCATGATTTTTTATGCTGTCAATTTTGGATGATTAACCATCATATCTGGATGGTTAATTTTTATTTCTGCGTTAGGCAGAATCGTCCATCGACTTATGTGCCGCGCTGCGCGCCGCTTCTGATTCAGACGTTACCTGACTGGTTCGCTTCCACGGGTTGATCCAACATTCAGCATCCCTCGCATTGCCTCCAATGGGGTGCCCTTCGCGCTGGGCGGTCGCGACAGGGGTTTCAATAGTCTCAAAAAGAGACTAATATCTGCTCCATGGCGATCGTTCCGATCGTCACCGGCGCCTCCCGGGGAGGGGGTTGGAGCAGGAAATGCAAGGCACAGAAAAGCAGGTCAAGTGGGCCACGGAAGTTCGGGACGCGAAGATGCGCGACATCAACCCTCAGCTGGACGCCATGGCTGTCAAGCTCTCCAGCAAGCCTGCGGAGCTGGCGAAGGTGGATGCGCTCCGCGCTGCGCTCGATGGCAAGCCGGCAGCGTACTGGATCGACAATCGCCACATGCACGGGCTGGACCTGATGCGCGCGGTCGGCCGTGAACTCGTGTAGGGCTGAAACGATGACCCCTGAGCAACACCGCGCTCTAGCCGTCGTGGGCATGGGGCCCACGCGCCACGATTACAACCTGGGGGTGCTTTCCGTCTTGGGTATGGGAAGCATGGCAGTGACGCACAAGTTGGCGTGCGCCAATGCCGAACTGGCTCTGCAAGCCCTTGAGGCAGAGCAGGCGGCCGGCCCTGGCGAGCTTTCCTTCGAAGGGCTGCTGGACCACAAGACGCCGCGCAGTGCTCGTCAGCTGGTGCTGCAGGTCGAGCTCGACGACGCGCTCTTGCGGCGCGATGCTGCGTGGTCACATATTGAGCACGTCATTGAGCAGCACCGCCCGCTCGCCGACGGAATTTCGGAGGATTGGAAACCTTGACCTCTGATGATCTGCGCGCCTGGCAGGCGGCCATGGGCTACACCTACGACACGGCCGCCGAGGCCCTGGGCGTGAGCCGGGCCGCCTACGCGGACTGGGTGGCCGGTCGCAGCCGCACGACGGGCAAGCCGGTGGCGCCGAGCCGAGCAGTGGGGCTTGCGTGCGCGGCCCTGGCAGCCGGGCTGGGGGAGTGGAGAGCGAACGCTAACCCTTGATTTGTAGGCGGTCGGCATGTGGGTGGAAAACCGCCCTGATGTGATCTCCAGCGTTGGCGTCCAGGTCGCCATACATCCGGCCAATCTGTGCACACGCGTGCACCAGTAGATAGCTGTACGCCACCAGCTCCGCGGACGGGGTTTCCCCGTCGGCTAACAGGCCCGCGGCGACCGCCATCTCCACCATCTTTTCAACTCCTTCGGTCATCTCGGGGCTTTCGCTCCGGGGTGCTCGCGCAGCCATCGTTCGCTGATCGACGTGTCCTCCGACCCCCGAGGGGTTTCCGGCAGCCGCTCTGCCCAAGGGCTCACGTCAAATGGAGGAAGAGGTTCGTTGCTAGTCTTGGGCCTCACGATCCACAGCTGGTTGTGCTCGTGCAGGCGTCCGTCGATGGTGTTGAGTACTTGGCCTTGGAGCAGCATTGCGGCACCGAGCACGTCGATCAGCTGCGGATCGGTCAGCGTGCCCACGGGCCGCTCTGTGGTGCCCCAGCTGCCGTACAGAGTTAACTGCCGTAGCGTGCGACGACTGCTGTTGCGCCTCCCGTCCCAGTAATGCATGCGCAGGCATCCGACCATGGGGTCAGGCCACTCCTCTGGCCGGAGGCGCATTCCATTCCTCCGCAGCTCGATGATCTCCACGGGCAACCCGTTTCCCGTCATGGCGTCCTCACCACGAAAAAAGCGCCGTCCGTGTCACGCAGCTGGCGCAGGGCGGCTTTCCGGGCCGCCGTTGCAGCACGGGCCCAGCGCCGGATCGCGCGCGGTGCATCTGTGCTGGCCTGCTCTCGCTGGCGCGCCTGAACCCGGCGAACCGCAGTTAGCGAATCGGCGACCCCTTGGGGGCCTCCCAACAGACGCTCCAGCACTCCGGCGTATGTGCCCTCTGCGGTCGACCGCTCATGCGGGGGTAAGTCGGCAATGTCCTGTAGAGCTACGGTGTACGGCGGATAGGGCATGGCGGGCTGGCTCCGTAAATGCTGTACGAATATACAGTTATCGGCCGTTTAAGTGAAGCCCGCCGATCGGGCGCCTGCCTACGTTTGCGAAACGTCGTCCGCGTGCAGCAGGTTGCCGGATCTGTCGACCCGCAGTAGCCGAGAGTTGCCGCCACGCCCGACAAGGATCAGATCGATGCAATAGTCCCGCTCGCCGGCCGCGGGATCGGGGCGCATTCCTCGGGCGTACACCACGATGCGCTCGAAGGTGTCAGCCACCAGCTGGCGAGCCCGGAGGCGGGCGGTCACGTCCTGAGCCTCCACCCCTGCGGCAAGCTGTTGCCAGGCCTCTCCCGCCCCCTGCACGGTCTTCCGCGCCACCCCTGCCAGTTCCTGTTCGGCCTGACGCAATGCTTTCTCGGCGTCCTGGAGCTCCGTCTCAAGCGCACGTGCGCGCCTTGCGAAAACCTGGGGCGTCCCCTCGGCAGCGCTCGCCAGCATTGCGTCCGTCACCCGCTCGAGCTGGGCGTTGAGATCGTCCACCTTAGCCTTGGCCGCCGAGACCTGAGCGCGCGGCCCCTCGGCTCGGTCGACGCCGAAGAGCGCCTGCAGGTTCATGATGTCGCTGCAGTAGGCCATGAGGGCGCGTTCCACGGGGGCCACGCTGGTGCTGGCCTGCACAGCGCATCCGCCGCCGTACGCTGCATTGGATTGGCACAGCAGGCGCCGGTAGCCGTCACGAATGCGCCCGTCTGGCATGCGCTTTTTGGTGGCCAGGTTTTGCCCCGCCATTGGCCGGCCGCAGTACCCGCACACGGTGATACCGAGCCCGGTGATCACATGTGGTAGATCGCCCTTCGCCCGCCGGCGGCCGCTGTGTGTGCCGACCCTCTGCAGCTCGTCATACTCGGCCTGGCTCAAGATGGCGGGGTAGTACCCATCGAGCATGTAATCCTCTCCGTCGACCGACACGGGCTTGACCCCAGCCAGCTGGGGGAGCTTGACTAGGCGGTACACCTGGGACGAGTGGTTTGCGTCGCTCGTGCTGTATAGCTGCAGGCCCTCCGCATCCAGCGTTTCCACTATCCGCTTGCCTCCGTGCCCTTGCACATAGAGCTCGATGGCCCGCCGCACCGCCGTCACCCGCTCCGGCACCAACTCCCAGCCTTCGGCGGCTTCATGGAGCCAGTCCGGGTCGTGCCCCTGACGCACGCGGCCGCGGTAGGTGCCGGCCTTCCATCCCTCGCACAAACGTCGGATGCTCGCCTTCACCCGTTTGCTCTTCGTGTCGCTTTCTTCGTGCGCGCGGATCATGACCAGGAGGCTGTAGACCAGGTCCATGGGGTTGTCCTTCAACCGTTCTCGGCTGTAGACCTTCCCGTCGCTGGCAGTGACCACGGTGATGCCGGCATTTACAATCTGGGCCAGTTGCGCCTGGGCCTGGATCGGCTCGGCGCGAGAGAGCCGGTCTAGACCCTCGACGACAAGCACCGATCCCGCTGAGATCCGGCCGGCCTCGACACCTGCCAGGAACGCCCCCAGCGCCCCCGATTTCACGTGCCGCTGGTGATAGGCCGACAGCCCTTCGTCCAGCATCGTGAGCGTGTCGTCAAGCTGCAGCCCGTGCTCTGCTGCCCATTTCGCTGCGTACGCCTCCTGGCGCTCACGGCTATGGCCAGTGGCCTGGCGCGGATCTGAAAACCGCATGTAGCTGTAGACGAGACCTTTCAAAACACATTCCCCCATGAACGAAACGATTGCACCGCCGGCCCGTTTGCCGCGTATAGGTATGGTATCCCTCGGGTGCCCGAAGGCCCTCACGGATTCCGAACTGATCCTCACGCAGTTGAGCGCCGAGGGCTACCAGACTTCCAAGACCTTCGAGGGCGCCGACCTCGTCATCGTCAACACCTGCGGCTTCATCGACGACG